TGTCAGCAAAAGGTCTTGTCATATTTTCAGACAACTCCCACTTTAACATAGTGTTTGTTCCAAGAACTTTAGCCCCACAATAAAGGACCTCTATACTTCTTGATACTTTTTTAAATGTATCGTTTTCAGGTGGATTAAAGTCGTCTGACTTTTGTATAACTTTTTCTAATCCGTTTAGTCCTGTTTTTATTTTAAATACTTGATTGTTATAAGTCTTGTACTCAAAATACAAAACTTGAACTGTGTTTTCATCATATCCTTTCCATCCAGTTATACGGTCTCTATTGCCTGGCATCTCCTCAATTCTTTTTAGTTCTTCTTGAGGTATATTAGGGAATTGTTTTTTAAGCTCAGGTATTGTAACACCCTTAACCTCTCCAATATAATATATGTCTTCAAAGTTAGGGTCTTCAGTGTATGAGTAAACTAAGTTTGCAGGGTCGCAGTATTCTACCTTTACCCCATTAGCTTTATTCCAAGTTGTTTTGACAGCCCCTATACCTATAACAGTTAAGTCGTAGTTAAATCTTTTTCTTATTTCATCAAACTTATTTTTAGCAAGTACTTGATTTATAACCTCTTCTTCTGCTATTTCAATTGATTGCTTATAGTCAAGTTGCATATGAAGAGATAACTCTTCTTTAGACTGAGGTAATTCTTCTGGATTGCTAGTATTGAAAGCATCTATACCTAAATTGTTTTTAAGTTTTAATAGTTGCTCTTTTGCTGCCATATCTTCCATTAAAGCAGAAGCGTAGTCAGTTCTTTTCTTTATTGATTCAGGGTCTTGTGCGTAAGCACTAATCTCATATTTTTTTTCTGTCATACCGTTTGTAACGATATCTACAAACTTTGAAATTACAGGTACGGGTTTCCAATCTAGATTTAAATAAGAGAGGTCTCCGTTTATAGCAAGCTCATCTTTATATTTTTGAACTGGTTGTTCTCCCCTTGCGTATAATCTTAAACTATTAAAGTGATTAAAATTTGTAGCAAATCTATTCCCATAGCCTCCTTGGTTAAACCACTCCGATTCTACAGCTTGGGCAACTTGCCTTCCATATTCAAGGCTTGATTTTTCTGCGTCACTAACAACTTGGCTAGGAAATACACTGTTTGGATTTGCGCTTACGTTCATTTAATTTCTTATTTTTGAATAACTTCCAGAGTTGTCGTATCTCTTAAACCCTAAATTTATATTTTTTATTGCTACCCTGTTTATCGGTGCGTAACGATTTTTGTTACAAGCCATAATGGCTAATCCTGAGCTTATAGATGCATCGTGTGATGTCCTATTGTTTATATTAAACCTTGCCCAATCTTCTAGAGTTCTTTGAAAGTACACATCCCCCATTTCATCATCACCTAATATTCCTACAAGCTCTTCTATATATGTTTCTATTGCAGCAGCGTGTGCCTGTTTTATATCCTCACTAGAGTTAGGTATTCCACCAATCTCTCTCTCTGTTACTGATAGTCTTGTATACTTTTTATCGGGTCTATTCATTGAGTATCCTCTATACCCTCTATTTTTAAAGTGATACAATAGTCTTGGTTTGTTATTCTCTACTAGTATTGGCATACCGTAAAATACGCAAGCCATTAATACATCCTCAAAAAATATCTCTGCTGTCTGAGGCCTTGCAATGTACTCTAAAAATAAGTGATTACTTGGAGCATCTTCCATACTAAATTTTGTTAACCCGTGTAAGGACCCATTAGAACCTCTCTTGTCTACTGTTCCTGATATGTCGTAAGGGTCACATCCAAAAGCACCTAAATGCTCATTGCCTGGATAATTTATTCCACCTTTAGAGACAATTCTGTTTTGTAAAGAAACAGGAGGAATCCAAGTTATATGAAACCTACCGTTTGAGTTTGGCATAAAAACTACCCTTGTATCTTTAATTCCATTCTCCCACTGAAAGTTTCCTTTAGTTACTAATGAACTAGACTTCATTCCTTCATTGTGGTCTATCTGTTGGTATATTTTTGCTAGATTAAATATAGATTCTTTAGCTTCATCTCTAAAAGCGTGTTGCTCTGTTCTTGGAAACTGTCTATAAAATTCATTTAATCCATCCTGGTCTCCTTTTAGTCCTTCTACTTCATTGTCCCAGTACTCTATTACCCCTAGTTTAATTAAATTTCCGTAAGGGTCTTTAACCGCTTTTTCTGGAGTGTCAAAGACAGGTAGTCCATAAGAATCAATGTATCCCTCGTAGTTCCATTCCATAGGTATGAACAAAGAATATAGTCCTGAAGCAGTCTGTCCATTGCTGTTTCTTCTCGTAACGTCTGATGCATAGTAAAGTTTTTTAAAGTTTTCTCCTCCCTTATCTAAAGCGTTAGATGTTGAACCCATCATACATTTACCTATTATCCTACTACCTAGTCTTAAGCAGGTTTTTGTAACCCTCCAGTTGTTTAGTATGTTGCTTGGTCTCTCCCACTTACCTGATTCATCGTGTACAAGTAGCTTTAGTTTTTCTCCATCATAGGAGTTGTCACCTGTATTCTTCCAATCAATAGTAGTATCCAACCCTTTGATATCTTCTTGCTGCTCATTAGAGTCAAGTTTCTTTCTTGTAAACTTTGATGCTGGCACTCTATATGCAAGTTCAGTCTTTGGTCTGTCCATACCATCTTGTATGGGCTTAAAGAAGAACGGATAGTTGACTGAGATTGGTACAACCTTATCGGTAAACATTTTCTTTGCATCAGGCCCTGACTTTGAAAGTATTCCATATCTGGAATCAACTGATATCGTAGCAAGGTTGACTGTCTCTCCTGAAGACATAAAGGAGAATCCACTCCGTCTATTTTTAAGGTAACACATTCCAAAGCACCTTGTGTCTGCCTTGCAAGCTTCCCAGAATATATAGAATAATCTATTTGATTCTCTAAAGTCTGGTTGTCCAACGTCAATTTTTGACCATTGCAAGTACATATAATGAGAGCCAGTAATGTAAGTAGAACTACCCTTATTACTAAACCAAAATCCATTTTCTCTTCTTTCAAATTCTTTCTCAATATAATCGTACCATTGTTCTTTAAAATCTTCAGGGTATTCCTTCCAATCAAAGATTGTTTTTATTCTAGCTAATTCTTTTGGATATTCTGTATGAGACCACTTTTTATCTTTAAAGTTATGAGTTTCAAACTCAGCAGGTAATGCTATCTTAAGATTTTGTATTTCATAAATCTCTCCTATCTTACCTGTTTTACTTATTACAATAACATCAAAATCCTCATCGTACCCGTACTTCCAAGACTTATCATTATTTTTTTTCTTTAGAGTAGATGGTTTTATGTAGTTGTCTAATACCTTGTATAAACTTTGCTCGTACATACTAATTAGTATTAGCCCTTCCTTCAGCAAACCCTCTAAACTCTTTCTTTTTAGTTTCTTCTTTTGGTTTGTTTTCTAACAAATTTTTTTCATTTTCTATGCGTTGTAGTATTTCAAATGCGTCAAATATTGCAAGTTTTTTAGTTGCTGCTGCATTTTTCAATCTATCTGCTGTTATGTCATCTCCTGAGTCTATAATAGCTTCTTCAGCAACTTTAATCAGTTCAACAACTGCTTTTTGCCCAGCTAGGATTATACTCTCTTTCATCTCCTTTACCTTCATAACTACCAACGATATTAATTAATTTCATACAATATAATAATTCTCCATCTATAACAAACTCAAACTCAGATGTTGGTCTAAACGAAACAAGGTCTCCTTTGTTTATCCCTAAGTTAGTTAGTCCTTTGTTTCCATACTTTAGAAATCCTACAAGTGGCTTTTCTTTTGTTAAAGAAAATATACTATCGTTTTCTACTGGCTTTACGAAACAATAATCAAGATGAGTCTTATTTGCTCCATACAGGTATATCTGCTCAGGTGAACAAGCATACATATCTTCTTTAATAAAACTCCTACTATTCTTTTCGTTTCCTCTAATGTCATAGAATCTTCTAAATACGTTGTGGTGTACTATGATTTTATCCCCAACTTTTATGTTAGTTTTTATAGCTAATGGTAAAGCCACCACTTCGGCAACTTTACTCACGCTTTTAAATTCCTCAATTCTTGTATTGACTATAAGGTCAACCTCGTCAACCTTAACAGTATTATTGTATCGACCCTCTATAGGTTTTACGATAAAATCGTGAATACTTTTCATTAATACTGCAAGTCATATTCAACAGATATTGCCATATTAGAGTTGAACTTCTTCCACGGCAATGTCTCCTTATTTTTTTGAATATAAATGTTATAAGAGTTATCTTTCTCGTCAAGGAGAATATCAGATATTTCGTGACCACCATATACTTGTTGCCCAACAGAATAATGCATTGCTTCATTCTTGTAATCAGACCCTATGCTGATTTTTCTTATAACACTACTCATTACTTAGATTCTTCTTCCTCAACTTCGGTATAAGTCCCGTCATCAAGGTTAATGTTTACACGACCATACTTTTCTTCTAGTGTGGTTTTTGTTTCTTCGACTTCTTGATTTACATCAAGCATTACGCCCATAACCTCGTGCTTCCTAAGTTCTAGTGTTCCGATGTCTTGTTTAATTTGAGAAATTTTTGTTTGTTGCTCTCTGATAAGCTCTAGCTCTTCATCTGTAATTCTGTTCATATTAAATTAAATTTGATTCTTACTCTTTTTATAATTACTTACTTTTTACTATTTTTCTGCTGATGACCCGTAATAGTATGCAAAAATGTTAGATATTACCACACCCTCTACCATACCCATCAAGTGAACGAACAGCTCGTTGTGTAAAACACCCTCCTCGTAAACTACTGCGTATATAATAAACATAAACGACAACAATCCAACAATACCTGTCAGCATCATCATTATATCCTTACTACCTGTTTTCTTAACTTCAACCTCTCTACTTCTTGCTGAGTCTCTGTCTTTAACTTCTAGCTCATACATTTCTTTTGTCTTTGCTAAAGCTACCTTCTTATCCTCAGGTTTAATTTTATCATCTTTTTCAATGAGGTTCTTTACAATACCTAACACACCAGCATCTGGAAGTAAATCTCCAGCTACCTCTAATATGTGTGGTGCAGCATTACCTAAAAATGCACCTAACTTTGTATCCTTAAATTTTTTAGACATTGTATTTTTTATCTTTATATTTAGTCTTAGACTTACTGTAGGCTTCTTTTTCCCAAGGAGAATTTGCAGGACTAGCCATAGCTATCTTAGCATTTTTTTTTGAGTAAGACTTTCCCTTCCAGTAAATGTTCTTGTCGTCATAATCTAAGTCTCCTCTAGCCATTTGATTAATATGAACTTCTTCATGTCCAATAACCTCATCGTGAAACTTAGGGTCTAGCTTATCATTTATTATGATAGTGCCGTTGTTATTACTCTGCCCAAGAACGCCAGGCCCCAAGTCTAATTCATAGACTGGGGTTGGTTCGTTCTTATATGGTGGATTAGATAACTTAAACCCCATACTACCTATCGCCTTTTTTCATTGCATTTTTTTCTCTGTCTATAATTGGCATATACTTAAGGTCAGCACTCATATTAATACCGCTGTTACCTTTCATATGCTTGCCTATACAGCTTCCACATTGCATAATACCGCTTTTTGACATTTTGCCAGAACCCATAGAAGTTCCTGCCATGTAAATTTCAGACTTCATAGAAGGTCCTTCTCCAGCAGCTTCTTTTACTGCCATCTTTTTTTCGTATCTACCCGCCTTGGTGTCTCCATCTACAATAGCGTTTCTTGCGTAATCTTGTGAGATTCTTTTTCTTGACTTATCCATTTTTTATTTATTATTGTTTACCATTTAACTTTGTCTGCCCAGTAAGCAGCAGACATTTTACCTTTAGCTATGTTCTTTCCGTGCCTAGCCTTAAAACTTTTTCTTTTAGCTTTCATCTTATCAGACTCTCCAGTCTTTGGTTTTCCTGCTGTACTAGCACCTTGCTGACCAAACCTAATTAACTTTTCCTTTCCACCCGTACAAGCCTTTACAATATGTGACTTCTTTGGGTGACCAGATGTTCTCTTGGGCTTGTTGCAAGCCATATCTTTCTTGCTTACTTTGCTTGCCATTACTTTACAATATAAACAGTTCTACCATTTTCCTTTATAGCTCTCAAACACCTATTCCTGTTCTTGTCTTCCGAAACATAAGAAACGTGAATCCAATCAGGGTTCTCATCGTCACCAAATTCCCATATCATTTGGTCAAAGCTAAGGTTGTTCTTAATAAACTTATACATATCTGCATTTGACATATGACCGTAAGAGTCATCTAAGTCAAAAGCTTCTCCTCTACAGTGTTGAGACGTACCACTTCCACCTACCTCTCTATTGAGTTGCTTGCACCTAAAGAAGCTATTTATGCGTATAGGGCCATTTACAGCCTCTCTAAGAGGTTCAAATATATTTTTGGATATAGACTTCATTCTATCTAAATCAAACTCGTTAGGAGTGTTATCTATGCTTAATCTCTTAGCGGTAGAACTTCTAACCCCTTCCTTATATGATATATGTTTACTTATCTTTTCCATCTTTATATTTTTTAGCAACAGACAACCACTTAAAAGTAGTGTAACCTATTGTGACTAATAATAAAACTATTTTAAGTATGACCTCTATGTCTGACATAGTTATCATCATTACCAACGCATTGGCAACGCAAAGCTTAAAGTCTTCCAAAACTTCTAGTTCATACCTTCTCCGTCAAATCCCTTTGCTATCTCAGTGATAGGTCCTGGAATATAAGCTGGCATATTTTTAGCTAATAGCTGAATGCCATTTGCCCCGCTGCTAGACCCCTTACCTCTTGGCATATTGTCCATATTTAACGGGCCATCCCATATTGCATCAGACCCTTGAGCTGGAGCATACATTCTTTTTGTCTTTACCATATTTTTACTTTTCATAGCTTTGTTTTTAGTAACCTCTAGCTACATCACTACCGTATGTGTAGTCAGCAACTGATTTGGTTGTTGGTGAAAAATTATTATCTGTTGGAAC